GGCAACATGACGCCAAACCATGTATTCTATTCGCTCGCCCAGGGCGTAGGAAACTTGGCCAAACTCTGTGCCCGTCAATCTGGCGGCACACCAATTAGGAGGTTCCTACTCCAAGCTTCGGGCGTGCTCCGAAGAGTCAACAAGGTTTTGACCAAACCGTTTGAATCCGAGTCTGTACTAGGACTGATCGGAGAACTCTTGTTGACGATTGGTGTTGTGGCACTCGAGAGATACTTTGCAAATCTCTCTGGTTTCGCGACAGAGATTGTTGTCATGGCTGTTGAGTTGATGAACATTTTGACCACAGAAGACTCGGGGTCTAAAAGCAAACTGTTTTACAGTGTCTTTAAGATCCTTACCCACGTTGTCTTCTTCTTTCTCCCTTGGTGGGCGTCCCTGCCACTCCATCTTTTGTTGGATTTCTTTGCAACAGGTTGGGTCATGAGAAGTGTAAGAACTCTCATTGACTACACCTCCGGAGATCTGACGCGTGAATTGAGAGAGATGTGGACCAAGATTGACCGAAAAGTTTCGAGGGCTTACGCCCGAGGAAAAGAGGCAATCTTTGTCTCATCCCATACATCTGTCGCAAACGGAAACGTGATCGTCAACGACGCGGATTCGTGGCCGATTCAATCACCGCCCTCGAGCGACACTTCGATCCCTAGTAGTTATATCGAAGAGTTCAAAGCGAACAGGGCTGTTGACATCAAAATTTACGTGGACGGAGAGGCAGTGCCGAACAACAAAGTCAGCATTGACAAAGCCCTTGCGCGTTTTCGACCCTCCACCAAGGTGGCGATCCCCCTAATCGATCTACCTTGCACCAAACAAATGGGATTGACAACATCCCACCCCGTCACCTTCCTGGGTGCCGTTTTCACTCGCTACGCGAATGCACCGGAATACAAAGGCCCAAATTCGGACATACTGATGTACTTGATAAATTTGTTGCCCGGCGTAGAGCTTCGCCCCTGGACGCGAGAAAGGTTATTCTTTGAGAAAGCCGGAAAATGGTCTGGAAGCAAAATCGAGTCCTATCGACAAGCTTTCAGAGACAGAGACCTTTACAATGAGCCCCCTGAAAAAGAGCTCATTGGTAAAAGTCAGGAGTTACTCCGTTGGAGGGCATTGCCCAACAAAGATGGGGAAGATTCCGAGGAAGAGGAATTCATAAAAACAAGGGTTGTGTTTGCATATCCTCCAAGAATGCATGTAGAACACGACACTATTTTATGGGCACAACAGGCAAAAGAGGTGGTTTTCGACGTGATTAACTCGAGAACCATCACTCGACCCGACCTTCCTCCACTGTTCATCAGGATCCCCAAGACAGGAACAAACAGCGAGATTGCTGAACTCATTTCCGAAACACCAAAAGGAATGCTTTCGTTGGTTGCTGGGGACGACTCTTACGACCGTCTCCGAACCTCGAAAAACCGGTTCAGGACCACAGCCGCTGATTTGGAATCATGTGACACCACTCTGGGAGGGCTAGTGGCCCCAGTGCTCGAAGCGCTCCATCGACACGGATTACCTGATGCCGTTGTCAACCACGTTATGGAGACGTGCACTGGCCCCTTCACATTCAAATCTTTTGCGAAGGATGAACATGGCGAAACCATCGTCATTGTTGCCATGTTGTCAATTTCCCGTGTAAACGGGAGTGGTCATGCCTTGACTACATTAGTCACTGTTTTGGTGAACAGTGCATTGAAGATGCGAGCCTTTGAATTCTGGAATGGAGAGGCAACCGCTTGGCGAGCCGCCCTGTACCGGGCCGCGGAATCGTTGGGAGTTCGTATCAAAATTGAGGATCATGGAACCCAAGACATGAACCGAATAGGGAAAGACACATTTCTTTCGTGTGTCCCTTTGAAAACGG